AATTATCACCTACCTCCACACCTACCTTTAATATGCATGGAAAGTCAATGTTGAAATACGCTTTTAAATACGCTGGTGCATTCTCAAGCGTTTGTTTTGCTATACAAGCTGCCTTATACACTACTTCTTCTGTTGTGTCAAGCACCACACTATCATGTACAGTCATTACTAGTAATGCAGACCTGCTAATGCCAGCTTTTTCTAACTCACGTAACAAAATACCTACCATCATAGGTACTACGTCACCTGTTGCAAAGCCCTGAATAGGCCAATTCTTTAGTTCTGTTGGGGAGAATGTCATTTCTCCTTTACGGTACTCACTGGGATACTTCTTAAATAAGTAGTGCCTACCTGTTGGGCTTTCGTGAAAGTATGTGTATATAGGGCCTGATTTAGCCTCATCATATGTTATTACTACATTCTTCTCTGCGTGTTTAACTATTTCTTCATGGTATGCCTTTACTCCTTTATATCTAGAATAGAAAGTACGGATAAACTTCTTAGCTGTAGCTACATCACAACCACTCTGTGCCATCAGCGTTGTAGCCCCTCCACCGTACACTAACAAGAAACTAAACCGCTTGAATGGTTTACGTTCAGCATCTGTGGGATAGCGTCCATACATTCCTTTGTACAGTTCCTTGTGCATATCTCTACCATTATTAATATCCTCAATGAGTTGTTTATCATTAGCTAAGTAAGCCAATGCAACCATCTCTAGTTGAGAGTAATCAAGTTCTAGTATCTTACCATCAGCAAACCTACTTACGTAAGCTGCCTTAACGCCACCTTCGTCTGTCTGATTCTGTAAGTTAGGATTGTTAGCTGTTAGTCTCCCTGTTTTAGTAGCGCAATGGTTAAGGTTAGGGTAAATATTGTTTGATGGAAAACGTAATGATGACAGTCCTTCGTAGTATGTCTCCTTAATCTTCTTGCACTTACGTATACGTAGGATAAGTTCTGCAACACTATCTCCTGCTTTGTGCAGTGTGTCTAGTACAACGTCATCTACACTGTAGTAGCCACTCTTACCTACTTCTGCAATAGCACCGTACCTACCGTCAATAGTACGCTCAAGTTCTACATTCTTAAACTTAGGCTTACCATTCTTGTACTCACCAACTAACGTGCGTTCTGTATACTTCTCAGTTCCTCCAAAGAAATACAGTGAAAGTTGTTTGTTACTCATGTAGTCTAAGTCTGGTGCAATACTAGTAATCTCCTTGTTTAATGAATCAATCTGATGCCCATAACTAATACGACATGCATCTACGTATGCCCAATCTACACGCATACCATTACGGTTCATCTCAGTAGTTGCACGTAGTGCGTCCATCTGTGTAAGTATTAACGTCAACACACCTGCTTGTTCAGCTTCCTTAAACTGTGCTTTAAAAATAGCTGCGGTGTTTAGTACGTCACACTTCATATAGTCTACTAACTCAGCACGTGGAATATCTTCTGTGAGCACACCTGCTTTCCAGTAGTTCTTAATCCTGTCATCCTTAACAAACTTTTTGCCAACATACTCAATGGTTAACTCATCTAAACTTGCATACAAATGCTGTTGTCCTGACAATATGTACGCTGCCAGTTGTGTATCCCATAATCTAGGCAGCTTGTCTGGACTATTACGGTAGAGGTATAGTAAGTCAAACTTAATGTTCTGACCAACTACTAAAGTAGATTCCGTGATACCCATAGACGTTACTAGTAATGCTTCATCGAGTCCTTCTTTCTTATACGCAGTTACTACGTTGTCCTCATCTACATCCATCCATCCGGCAGAGATAACCTTATTACCTAGCCACATAGGGTTAGCTGTATGGCTTCCTATAGGGCAATTAACCGTGGTTTCTAAGTCAAGTACTAGTGTTTGCATTTGATAGTGCCTCTGTAGCTGTTCTAAACATATCACATACATTGAATAGAAATTCCCAATGCTTCCCAATAGTCAGTTCTTTCATCGGCTTAGATGTGTCTATAGCAGCCGTCAGTGTGTCAGTAGATACATGTGCAAAAAAACCTACATCAGCACAAAGACTTATTCTCATACACACCTTACCCCAACCATCTTCTTCCATGAACACATCTCCTACACGTAATGTGTGGTTTACTTTACTTTCCATTTTGATTTATACCTCGCTTTTGCTGGTTCAATTTCTACTTCAAAACACCCATGTCTATGCGCCTCAAGAGAATCCTTTCCACCAAATAGTTTATTCTTGGGTACGTGAATGAATCGCTGTAAGTCCATAGCGGGTTCATTACTCTTGCCGATTGTGATAATCGCATCAGCTTCACCAATCTTGTCTGTCTTACTACCTCGTAACTGATTCATCTGAATCCATTTCTCACCTTCACCTGTGCCATCAACCTGTGAGATAGCAATCACTGGGCAATACTCTTTTGCAATGTCTCGTGCCCACTCATACAGTTTACCAATACGTAAGTCATCTCGTGATTCATTAGCGAATCCATGCACCTTGTCTAACTGGTCAAAGATAATTAGTCCGGGCTTAAACTCTGCGAATAGCGTACTAATTTTATTGACTCCCTTAATGCCGCTATCGTCATCCAGTACTAAAAACCTATCACCACCGTTACTAGTAAACTCTTTCTCGTACCTAGCTGCATCTGCTACTAGTGCCCCTGTTGTAATGCCATGATATGCCTGTATCACACGCATCATTACCTTGTTACTTGCTTCCTCGTTGTTAATCCAAATTACATGCTCGTCTGACGGTAACTGTGGCATCATGTAACTAGCTTCACTAGCTGTGAATGTTGTCTTACCTGTCTCTGGTCGTGCTGCGATGATAATGAAGTCGCCCTTACGTAGTGGGCCTAGTGCTACATTCAACTCAGGTAGTCGCCAATTGAGACCACCTGATGCAACTGCACGTGTTAAGTAGGTAAGGCTAGGGCTAACAAACACATCACTCTTATCTACACTTGCACCAATTTCTTTCTTATAGTCTGATAGTAGTGGCTCAATGGAAGTTAGTTCACCACCTGACCCAGTACCTATCTTAACACACACATCATAGATACGTGTAGCGTAGTCTGTCTCAATTAGCTTGGCTAGAATATCCTTAACAATAGGCTTAACTGGTGCAGTCTCACTATCTTTAAGGTTATCAAATGCCATCTCGTATAGTGATGCATCCTTAATCTTTTTCCCTCGCACAATGAAATAGAATGTTCTAAACTCATCATAGTCAACCTCTAAGCGCATTGGGTAGTTATCCCAGTACTCACCTAGTGTGTTGAATATGTCTAAGGTAATAGAAGATACATTGTATTTCTTTACATGGTCTTTAAACCTGTTGTATGTAGTTTTATCTCTAACTACATGTAGCAAATCAATATCGTATGACATTTATAATTCCATTGTTAGTAAGTCGTTCATGTCTATTTCTTTTGGCTGTTGCATGTTAATACTAGTAATACTATTAAGAAACATAGGTGATAGCTCTCTGTATAACTTAGCTGCACCTGCGTGTCCTGCTGCGTCATCATCTAACCATAACACAACTCTCTGTGTTCTGTCAAGCCCTGTCTCTACTAGTGTTGTTTTAGAGAACGACGTACCCATTAAACATATGGTAGTAAAACCAACACTGTGTAGTTTATAGCTGCTAAGTAAGTCCTCAACTACTACTACTGGTTTTGTACTCCAACCATTTAGCACTTGTGCATTCTTATTAGTTCTGTGCGTTACATACTTTGGCAATAGTGAATACCTACGTACTTGGTAGTCTTGTACTAACCCTGTAGCAGAATGTATAGGCAAAATAATACCTGTACTTGTTTCCTTAATACCGTACTTGATACACAAATCATAATCAAATCCGTACTGACCTAACCACAACTGACCTCTAATATCAAAATTGTTATAGTTTGCTTCTGCATTATAGTATTGTTTAATGCAATCTTCTTTAGATACTGGGCGAGTATCTACGCCTGTCATAAGTGACATGCGGCTTAATGTTTCTCTTGGTCTAAAGTATCCGCTATCTCCACAATTAAAACAATGATATAGATAGGCATCATCTACACGTTTAAGGCCAAAGCGTTTACGTTTGTCAACCCCTGCTGTACACGTGCTATGGTTTACTTTTACAGTTTTTCCTTCGTCTAAGTCATCGTATTCAGGATAGTTACTAGTAATTTCAGACAGTGCTTCGTGTCCATATGCAGTAGCCATTATTTATTCCTCAGTCTTGTGTTTCATATACTCACTGTTGTCCCAAAACATCTCACACTCTTTTGTTCCATGATCGTATGGGATATGTATCAAATAGGCTTGCCAATGCTCAGAAGACTGTGCAGTATGCCTATAACACTCTGTACGAATAGGGCAACCGTGCCCTTCACACTTTGAAATATCTGCCATATAAATCTCCAATTAAAATAGT